GCACACGATGTGATCGAAACGCAGCCTGGATCTAACTTTGCAGAAGGTTCTTGGTGGCAAGCACTTAACTCTGTGACGTATCATACAGATCACGTTCAAGGACGTAACAAAGATACTAGACTTCACAGTCAGTGGTTTGGTGCAAATCAACAACGTAAAATCAAAGCGGCAGAAAAAGCAGTTGAGTATGCAAATGTCGCATGAAATGGTTGACATGGTTGAGTTTGAGGCGACGTGGAGTCGCCTTGAACGTGTAATAGATATTTTACAAGACGAGGTAAAAATCTGTTTAGATGAAGCAGTAAATGGATCACCACACTGGCCAGTTATGCATCTATCACAATTGAAACAACGTGCAGAAGAATTGAAAAGTTTGGTTGATATGGCAAATAGTCAGAAACCAAAGAGTGACATATATGCATCATATGAAACTTATATGCTACGTAAAGAGTTAAAAGATGCAAAAATCATTTGACAACACTAGTTGTATATGGTATATTAGTAGTATAGAGAGAATCACTTTTAGGATGGATAGATCATGGTAAAGTTCCTCGAACGAGGTTTGATAGTTGAAGTAGTGGTTCTCTCGCAATTAGAGAAAAAGGATAGAGTATGAGTATAGAAATGATTATAATGTTGGCAATTGGATACTGTAGTGGTGTTGCAATGATGATGGTGTCGGATATGTGGGCAAGAAGAGAGTGTCATGTATAACCACGATGAAAGAGTTGATAGAATTATTGCGATCACTGAACAGTTGATAGGATTGTATGAAGCAAAAGGTGAACTTGGTGAAATGCAGAATAAAATAACAAGTGAGAAAATTTCACAGTTAGAATCAGAAAGATCTGCACTTGAAGAGGGTACTGGAAGGAATCAGTTACATGGTTAGAATAGAGTATATTAAATGCACAGAAGCAATGAATGACGTTGATCTGAGAACCAGAGAAGTTAAGTTCTTCGACTCGAAAGAAGAAGCTCATAGATGGGGCAAGAATACCAACGGAAATCCGAAGAGTTTGTTTAAAGTTTTTGCACTAAAAGAAGTAGACCAGTTTGGAACTATATTAGACTGGGTATAAAAGAGAATTCCTTTCAAAGTTTCTCTGAGGAAAGAGGTGGGGGGTTGACTCTCCACCTTTTTTTTATTATAAATAGATGTAACGATTCGGAGACTAGAATGAGATTTAAAATATTTTCAGAAGCCTATGACATTATTCCTAAGAATGATGACGATGTTGATGCGATAAAACATCTAGATGATAATCAGAAGGAAAAGGTAAAAGAACTTTTATCTACCGTAAAGAAAAAATCTGGTAAAAAAGATCCTTTAGCACTATCTCCAAGTTCTAATGAAAAAGGAATAAAAATTCAAAGGGTTGCCTTTGATGATATAGATGCTGATGCCTTATCAAAACAATCTGGATTTAAATTATCTGCTGGTAATGGTTCACGAGGTGGTGGTGGATCTAAATCAAAAGGATTTGCGTTTGAACACCAGATCGTCAAAGATATACAATTGTATATTGCACAAGGTGCAGATGCAGACTTTAAATTTCCAGATATGATGAAAGCAATGCACGACGATTTTTTAAAGGACGCGAAGACAATCCAAGTACAATTAGATGGTACTGCAAACACAAAAAGACCTTTAGTATTCGGTGATGCCAAGGCAGTAATCGGTGGCAGAGAATTAAATATTGGACACAAAGTTACAGACGTAACAGTGACCATAAACGGTAATAGAAAAATATATTTGTCTGCAAAATTTGGTGGAACTGTAACATTCTTTAATGCTGGTGTGGGAAAAATATTTCCAGTCAAAGACTTTGAAGATGGTAAAATCAATAATGCAGATGGTAAGAAACTTTTAAAAATGTTTGGTATAGACGAAAAAAGGTTTATAGAGATCTTTACCAAATACGATAAAAAGACTGCAAAAAGAAACGCACCTAAGAATGTTGTGATACCGACTAATGCAAATAAAGCTGCACTGAAAAGACTACTTCTTACAGGTATAGGCATGGGTTACTACATGGTGCATCGTAAGAAGAGCAAAATAGAATTTTATGAAATGACTGTTGGTAGATTGAGACAAGCGGCAAAGATTGAAAGTATTGAAATATTATATCCTAAACCTGGCACAGCCAAAAGAATTGATATCAGAGTAGTTTCACCATTGTACATATTTAAATTCAATATAAGAAACAAACAGGGTGGTCTAACACCGTCACATATTATGTGTGATTATGTACCCAACCCAAGAGGAAAGTCATTAGCATAATGGATAACTTTGCAGACTTTATAACAGAACAAAAGAATACACACATGACTCACATTGAGGACAAGGTTCTCTATGGTGGAGTTAAAGGCACACGACAAGCCATACTCGCTCTGCGTGAATTAAGAAAAATGCTTGGAGGAGAGAAAGATGGAAATGTTAGTGTTAAATGGGATGGCGCTCCTGCTATTTTTGCTGGTACTGATCCGAGTGACGGTCAGTTTTTTGTGGCAAAAAAAGGGATATTCAACAAAAACCCTAAAGTCTACAAGTCTGCAAGTGACGTTGATGCTGATACTTCTGGTGATCTTGCTGATAAGCTCAAAGATGCACTCAGATATCTCCCTTCTATTGGTATCAAAGGGGTCATTCAAGGAGACTTTCTCTTCAGTAAGTCTGATGTGGGTAAATCTAAAATAAAAGGAAAACCATATGTTACGTTCCATCCTAACACAATTATTTATGCTGTCCCCGACGGTACGATTGCGTCTAAAGAGGTCAAGAAGGCGAAACTGGGGATTGTCTGGCACACCACCTACGAAGGAAAAACATTCGAAACAATGAGGGCATCATACGGTGTAGATGTATCTAAACTCAAGAAAGTAAGTAATGTATGGTCTCAGGACGCTATGTTAAGAGACTTGACAAAGTATACAATGAGTGCTAAAGATACAGAGTTAGTAGATGGATACATATCTGAGATGGGTAAGATGTTTAATAAGATATCAGGAACTACACTGAGACAGTTGGAGAAAGATCAAACTCTTGCACAAACCATAGAAACCTATGGTAATAAGTTTGTTCGTAAGGGTGAGATCATTAAAGATACTAATAGACATGTAGATGGATTGATACGACACATCAATGACTTGTTCGGTAAAGAAGCAGATAAAAGAAAGACTGAAAAGGGTAAAGCAACACAGATCGGAAAACGTGACGAGATGTTGAAGTTCTTTTCAAAACAAAACAAGAAAAGTCTTAAAATGATGTTCGATTTACAGAAATTAATTGTTTTAGCAAAATTAAAACTGATAAATATACTCAATAGACTATCTAATGTAGATACCTTCGTAAAGACCAAGACTGGTTTTAAGACCACAGGGCCTGAAGGATACGTTGCTATAGATAGACTTGGTGGTGATGCGGTAAAGATCGTTGACAGGATGGAATTCTCGTACAACAACTTTTCGCCTGATATACTTAAAGGATGGGATAAACCAGGAAGGTAATCGATGTTTAAGTTTAAACAATTTGTGGAAGATGTAGAGAACTTCGAAATAGACGAAGAAGATCAGTCTGAAGCAACCAAAGCTCTCTCATTTGCAACTCGTGCAAAAATGAAGCGTAATGCTATCAAGAATCGTAACAAAATGAAACTTGGTGCAAGACGACAGAAGAAAAAGATCGCGAGTCTAAAAAGACTAAAGAAGAGAGCAAGACGAACTGCCAGAAGAGCATTCACTAAAAAACTTGGTGGTGGTAAAGCGCCTACTAGTGTAGGTCAAAAGAATGTTCTGATGAAGAGATTGGGATCTAAAGGTTTCCAAAACAAAATTGGTAGGAAAACAAAACTTGGTGTTAAAACCGCTCGGGCACGAGATAAGGCACGTAAAAAGGGTGGTGCTGGTAGGACGGGTACTGGATAATGTTTCACTCGTTTAAGAATTACCTTGTAGAAGAAGATCGTGCAGTATACTTTGGTTTCGGTAGAATGAATCCACCTACTATTGGACACGGTAAAGTATTGGACAAATTGTCATCATTGGCAGGATCTAATCCATATCGTATGTACCTATCTCAGTCTCAAGATGCAAAGAAAAACCCACTAGGTTATAAAGAAAAAGTTAAGATCTCACGTAAGATGTTTCCAAAACATGCGAGATCAATTATAATGGCACCAAAACTCCGTAATGCAATGGAAATCGCATCTGCACTTTACAAAGAAGGATTTGTGAAGGTTGTTATGGTTGTAGGACAAGACAGACTTCGAGAGTTTGACGTTCTATTAAACAAGTACAACGGTAAGAAAGCACGTCACGGATTCTACAACTTCCAAGATATTAAAGTCATTTCTGCTGGTCAACGTGATCCAGATGCAGAAGGTGTTGAGGGTATGTCTGCGTCTAAGATGCGTAAAGCAGCTGCAGACAACGAATACGCAAACTTTGCATTGGGTTTACCTAAGACATATGGTGACAAGGATAGTAAGAAACTATTCAATACAATAAGGAATTCTATGGGTCTAAAAGAGACTAAGGTATTCCACAGTCACATCAAACTAGAATCTATATCCGAGACAAGGGAAGCATATGTATCAGGGGATCTATATGGCGTTAATGATAAAGTTGTTATCAAAGAAACGGAAGAAATAGGAACAGTTAAGTATTGTGCATCGAACTATCTCGTGGTAGAACTACACACTGGTCAACAGGTACGTAAGTGGTTGGACGCAGTAGAGTTAGTAGAAAAAGCAACCCAAGAAGAATACAAATACGAATGGGGCAAAGACGACGGTGTAAAGTGGATGAAGAAACTCACACCTGGTGAGGGAAAAAAAGATAAACATTCTACATTTAAATCATTCAAAGAAGCAGACAAAGAAATAGATTTTGACGCATCTAGGTCTAGAGGTAATGAAAAAAGTTACACTGGAACATCTCAACATGTATCAAGAGTAGATACAGTGCAGAAAAAAATACAGAAACGAAAAGAGAGAAACGTAAAAAGAAATGATCGAATGATGGATCGTGCCAGAAGTACAGACACTCGAAGAAAAAACAAAGGGATAGGTTAATGGAAACTTTTAAGTTATATTTAGCAGGGAAGATCGTCGATGTAAATGAAGCGGCAATGGGTAGAGTAAAGAATAAACCGTTAGCACCTATTCCTGCATTAACAAAAGCAAACATAAAACACAGTCATAATCAATCAGCGTTCAAAAAGAATAAAACAATGGTTGGAGTGTCAGATAAAGATTATGATAAAGCAAAAAAAATAGTAGGTAATATGCCTAATGTTATGCTTCATACGGAAGCAGTGAATGAAATGCACTGCAAAGACTGTGGTTGTGAAAAGGGTAACATCGATCCAAACTGTGATTGTACAAATGACGGAAGTGCTCCAGCAACAGCAGAACACTGGGTTAGTGGTGCAAACGAAGCACGTCAGTTGAAGAATAAAGACACAGAGATGATGGTTACTTTACCAAACAAAAAGGGTGGAGTTAAAACTATTGACAAAAAAGATTGGGCACAGTTTAAGAAAAGAGGTTATATACAAGCAGAAAATGTAGAACAACCTTACTTAGATGAAGCATCAAGTTTGAGTCGTATGAAGTTAATCGGTAAGATTGCAAAACACGGTTCACCTAAAGTAAAGTCTGCATTGAAAGCACCTTCCAGAGTTGACAACAACAAAGACAAGAAAGACATCAACGAATTATCAGCAGCGGATAAGAAACTTATTAATCTGATGTATGATAAGAAAGGTAAACTTACCAAACTTGGTAAAAAGGTTATGGATGCTGGTCAGGCAAACTCTATGTGGAGAAAATCGGGCAAACTTGACGAACGTAATGAATCTGTTGAACTTGGTGAATTCAAAGTTAAAGACATAGTTATCCCCAAAATAGGGCCTCACAAAGGTGTCAAACACACAATAATTCACGACTTTGGTAATGGTACATACAACGTAAGTCCTATCGGTTTGTCAGCAAAACAAACTAAATATAGAATGGGTGCGGCAAAGGCAAAAGGAACTGATCTTAAACTCACGAAAGAAGAAGTTGAGGTCAACGAACGTAACTATCGTAAAGAATATGATAACTATCAGGGAAAACCAGAACAGATCGCAAATAGATCTTCAAGGAACTCTGCACGTAGAATAATGGGTGACGATGCGATTAAGGGTATGGACGTTGGTCATAAAGACAACAACCCACTTAACAATGATCCTAGTAATCTACAGATGGAAGAACCATCAGAGAATCGCAGAGAACCAAGATTGCGTGATGAGGGTAAAAGTAAACCAGTAAAACAAATGACTCCTAAAGAAAAAGCGGCAAATGATAAAAGACGTGGAGAATATAAAGCGTATCAGAAGAAACTACGTGGTGGAGAATCTGTTGAAGAGAAATACACTGGTGGTAATAGAAGAGACTGGCACAAGGATTATGACTTTGATCAGGATAGAGACATCATAAAAGGGTTTGTCTCTCCGAAAGCAAAAAACTTGGCAAAACGGTTGGTTAAAAAAGGTGAACCAATGGCCAAAGCAATTAAAAATATTAAAAGCAAGTTTCCTGGCATGTCAGTAGATTCGATTACAAGTTTACTCAAAACCACTGGTATCAAAGAAGGTAAAAAACCTGGACTGTGGGATAACATTCGTAAACGACGGGCAGCTGGTAAACCAAAAGCAAAACCAGGTGATAAGAACTATCCTAAGACCCTAGATATTGGTGAGGGTAAAATGAACGATCTTGCAATGAAGATTGATAACGTTGTATCAAATATGAAAAAAGATCGGATAATGAAACCCTTTGCAGATAAATTTAAAAAAGATGCAATGAAATCTCTAGATATACGTAAGTCATTAGAAAAAATATTACCAGACTATGTTGCTGGTAAATCATTAGACAAAGTTATGGTAATGAGTGGTAAAGGATATTGATTAAGTTTAAATCATATATTGAAGATAAAGACATATCTACATCAAAAAAGTCTGGTAACTTTCTAGATACTGATGATGGTGCAGGTATGACTGCAAAGGGTGTAAAAGCATATCGTGCCAAAAACCCTGGAAGTAAGTTAAAGACTGCTGTTACTGGTAAAGTAAAAGCTGGTAGTAAAGATGCAGGTAGACGTAAATCATTCTGTGCCCGAAGCAAAGGATGGACAGGTGAACGTGGCAAAGCGGCACGTAGAAGATGGAAGTGCTAATGCCCGAAGTAGAAAGATTAAATCGTATCGAACAAAAAGTCGATAAGATTGCCGATGCCATGATTGAAATGGCAAGGTTCGAAGAAAAGTTAGGTAACTATGAAAAGTACAGAGATGAATCTTGGGAACGTATGAATCGTTTCTCGGAGAAGTTAGATAGAATTGAGAAGAAAGTAGATGATAATGCTCACACAGTGGGATTAATAAACAAGTTGTTCTGGGTCGCAATAATTGCGTTCGCTGGGGCAGTCGCAACCCAAATATGGATGTAAGGAAGAAACAATGAAATACGAAGATATAAAGAAAATGGGTGAGGCTTGGGCCCAAGTGCAAGAAAAACAACGCCAAGCGAATGTAATTCGAGCAGAAGCAATGTTAAAATTTGAAGAAGAAAATTTATCTGCTATGAAAGATCAGATGGAAGAAAGCAAGAAAGTTGACGAGAAAGCACCTAAAGTTGCAAAAGGCAAAGATGCTTCCGTTAAAGGTATTGCTAAAGCATCTGATGCTTATGCAAAGAAATTAAAATTGCAAAAAAACGATGCGTCTAACGACAAATCAGATGATGGTGACGGCATGGATAAAGTCGATAAAAAAGCGGTCAAGAAAAAGTTTGATGATCGTAAGGATAAAGACATCGACAATGATGGTGATACAGATGATTCTGATGAGTATCTACACAAGCGTAGAAAAGCAATCAGTAAGAACTCTGGGTCTAAAGGTAAAAAAGAAACTGAAGTCCAGACTTCTGAAATGACTGACATGGAAAAGACTCGTGCTATGGCAACAAATTCAATTGGTAAACCTAAAGCAAAGACATCAGGTAACGTGAAACCGTCTGATGAATTGAGGCAACAAAAAGAAGATCAAGATATAGCACGTAAAAATCTTAGATATAAAAAGGACGATGCAGCGAAAAAGATTGCAAAGCGTAATACTTCTTCTTCTGATATCCAAAAACAAAAATCCGATAAAATGATGAGGGATAGGAAAAGACAACAGAACAATTCTGTTGAAGAAGCGGCATCTACTGGTGCTGGTAAAAACTCTGATAGTGTTGCACAAGACAAAACAGATGGTATGGCACCTAATGCAAAAGATCAACTTGCTACGGCAATGAAAACTCCTGCAATTGACGGACAAAAAGCAATTGATTTAACTTTTGCATCATTCAAGAAAATGTCTGGCAAAAAATCAAAGGATAACAAGTAA